ATCGCGAATAAAATCGTGCGACAAGGTCAAGCTTATGGTTGTTTCCGGGCCATCAGGTATGCACTACCAACGCAACCTGGTGACTGCGGAAGCCCATTGATCGCCCTTAATCCCATGCTTCCAAACAAATTGATTGGAATGCACCAGTCCGGATGGATTGGCCATAATATGGGATATGCTTGTATCATCTGGTATGAGGCGATCATGGGGATGCTTGGAGAAGTGAATTGGTCTAACGGACCGGACCTCGACACAGACCCCACTGTTCTACAGTGTATGGAGTTTAACCCCGACGAACACGAAGTCTACCCAAAAGGTGGAGCGGCGTTTCTCGGTGTGTTGCCCAAACACATGCGATCACACATGCCATTCAAATCGGATATCCGAACATCCCGATTGTTTGACAACCCCTTCCCCCACACATCTGAACCCGCGATTTTGAAGAAGAGCGATCAGCGTAGTGATAAGGAGTGCGGACCCATGGAAGCTGGGCTTCAGAAGTTTAACCAAACGACTGGAGGCTGGAATCTGCGAGACCGTGAATTAGTTAAGGCCCATATGGCAAAGCAGTTTATTAATGCTACTGTAGATTATAAGGGACCCCGACGACTTTTGACACCGGAGGAAGCTATCAATGGAATTCCAGGATTCATTGATCCCATCAACATGCGGACATCACCTGGATTCCCTTACATCAGAGAACGGCCAACCCATTCAATCGGGAAGACCTGGCTTTTTGAGAATAAGGGAACTGAACTCGAGCCCTATTACATCATGGGCCCGAGATTGAAGAAAGATTTCGAGGAAGTCTTGGAAGCCGTTAAACGCGACCACTGCTGTATTCGAAATTATTACCTTGACTGGCTTAAGGACGAGAGAAGACCTCTCGAGAAGATTGCTATGTCCAAGACTCGTGTTTTCAACATTCACAACGTTGTCTGGATTATCATCTTCAGAATGTATTACGGCGCCGCAAACGCTGCTTATATGTTCGCCAGATTCACGGTAGGATCGACGCTTGGCATTGATATGCACGGACCGGAGGTTACAGAGTTTGTCAACTATCTTAAGGAAGTTGGAGACCTGTTTTGGGACGGAGACGTTGAGAAGTGGGACGGAGGATTCGATGCAGAAACAACTGACATCTGTGTCCACGTCGTTTGCGAGTGGTATCTCCACTACGACCCTGACAACTATGTCAAAATTGACATTATGGTCGTAGGACATTCCATTTTTTGGAGAATCCACATCGCTGGGATCATTTTATATGTTCCCGTCGGAGGTATGCCATCTGGTTTTGGTGGTACCTCGTTCTTTAACACCAAAGGACACAACGCTCGACAATACATGGTCTATCTCTACATAGTTAGATTAGAACGTAAGTTAGAGTATTTTTCGCTTCAGACCTGCGACAAGCTATCTCGGAATGGCAAGAACGGAGATGATGCAATTGGTGTAATCAGCAGAGAAATCGCTGATTGGTACAATCCAGAATCTATCAAGGCAGCTTTTGAGGCGCATGGAATCGGATTCGTACCTCCAACAAAAATTGGAGGTGCTGAGTTTGGTTCCTTTCGCCCCATAAGCGAGGTTCAATTCCTCAAATGCCGATTTCGCCTTGATGAATCTGTTGATAAGTACCACATGTGCATGAGCAAGAACACTATTCACGAGCTCGTGAACTGGGTGCGGAAGGGTTTAAATTCCGAAGACGCGCTGGTTGACAACTTAGATGATGCAGGTAGATTTTTGTTCCATCATGGGCGTGAAGAGTTTGACGCTTTTGTCGAACGACTCGCGACCCGTGATCAACAACTGGCTAGTAAGATTCCGTGTTACGACGACTATTACAACCAATGGCTAGCGATGCACAACTTGATTTAGGTAAGACTATATTAAGCATGGTTAAGGATGTTTTCTTTATGTTTAGAGTATAGAAGTTTCGACGTTTTAGCACTACTCCGGTGATAAATTTTTCACGAGAGCACTAGTAGCGATCGGAAATCCAGAAGTTTGGAGGAACTCTGGTGTGTGACTGTTTGGCTTAGGACCATTAGCACAATTCGACCTCCCCGGCAAATCTCTTTTTATATATAACCAATTCGGACTTTTCTTTTCATGAATAACGTAATTTTAAAAAAAAAAAAAA